GACGTTGATCAAGAGGAATGTTGTTTTGTGTGATTAGACGAAAGACATAACCGACGTATTCAAGGGCTTCGTCCTTGTCAACTTTACGGTTATCTTTTAGTTCTTTGATTAGAATGTTTATACTGTTTTCCACAGGACCTGACATATTGTAACCTCACTTGTTATTTCCGGGTTGTGAACGACTGCTTTCCGGCGAAGGACGTATCACCACCGCCAGTTGATAATGGTTTATTATAGACTACTTTACCTTGAGTGTCAACCTCTTTTTTACCTGGATAATGATATTCCGCAGATTTATCAGACTTAACTCTCATGATACTTTCCTGTCCATATCTCTTTCCAAGGGCTTTCATGAGTTTAGGAAAATGTCGCTGCTTAGAACCCTCGCCGGAACGGACAACATAGGACTTTTCCTTTGCTATTCCGGACTCGCCTGCTTTAGGTTCCGCATACTGATATCTTCCTTTGGCTGACTTATAGCCACCAATAGAGCCTTTAGAACGCAGTCTGGCTAGATCGCCTTGTAAAGATTTATCAGCACCTTTTCTTTCTTTGCGAGACATACCGCCACGCTCAGATGATACTGTACCGATCTCTTTACCTTGCGATAAAGGTCTCTCCACATTAGTATATAGTTTGTTTCCCTCTTCAATCGTGTCCTGAAGATACTGAAAAAATGTTAGCATTATCGTGTGACCTCTTCCCAGTCCAATGTTGCTAGAACGTCATCGTTGGCAACTGCGGATTCTATGGCGATTGTTAGTGGATAGGATACTCCTGTTAAAGCATTTCTTTCCAACTGAAACTTGAATAATGCCTCTTTGAGAGCATCAATAGTTACTGCCGATTGTGTAGTGGCAGCAAGATAACCAGAGGCTAATGTTCTACCACCTGTTACAGTGTTTGCTGACATATCATATTCCACAGATGTATTGTCGCCAGCAGAAGTCCAAGAAGCATTTGTTAGCGTTGGATTGTTAATGATCTTATATCTAAATCTAGCATTGTTACCAATACCAAGAATTGATAGCGCCGTTAAAATAACAATAGCATCTTGTCTTGCCGATTTCAATCGAATTGAAATAATAGGATAGAATGTGCCGGCAGCATCTATATTGACAGCAGAGTTGGCACTCAAACCTATTGATTGTTGTGTGCCTCTTAGTTCATAACCACCTTCCGAAATAACAGTAGAACAAACTTGCTTGAAAGTTGTATTGCTAGCCGTAGTTGCTAGGTTCTTAATCTCATATCTTAATGGTAATGACGCTGTGGTCATATATGTTGATGTGATATAGTTAGCATGATGGAATGAATGACAGTGAATAAGTCTACCGTCAATCACAAAGCCACATCTTACGGTACCTAGACCTAGCCATTCAACATCAATAAACATAATCTGTGCTTTGGTTAGGTCTAAAGTTATCTTAGAAGGACTTGATGTAACATTACCTAATAGAGTATCAGTATTCCAATCAGCCTGTGCTACTCTTGTCTCCTGAACTGTTCCTGTTGATAGTGACCTCTCAACAAAATAAGCAGTATTACCAGACATCTCAAGATATATGCCATTGTTAGCACCATAATAACCTACACGCTGACGAACATTAGTCTTAGGCTCCATAACGAATGTCTGTAGAACCTGTAAAGATTTACCTGGCTGATATGAGAAAACCTTAGTTGTCTCACGAATGATCTCAGCATTAGGTGCTGTGGTAACTGCTAGTTCAATAAGACCAGCGTTTTGATTAAATGTTACAGTAGAATTAGATGATGTGTTTGATGTAACCCATAGACCGTTATCAGCATATCTATGGCTGGAATCAAATAGAGTGAGAGGAGTAGATACTCTGGCTCGGCCGAACGCATCGACCGCTGTACCTGTAGGATTAGCTGGGCCAACCTGATTACCATACTGGTCGGCTAGCATTACTACCTCAAAGAGAGTTTTCTCTTGCGGCAGGTACTGATGTGAGTCTATGCGGAACTGGGCCATAAATCTACTCCTTGTATTCTATCTATTTAGTCACAGTCCCATTTCAGTCTTTTGAATGATATATTCTTTGACCACACCGGAGCGAACGATATCCTCGATCCCAAACTCTACATGCTCAAATGAAGGCATACGATGGGTGATAGCCATCAGTTCACGAATGCCACTCTTATCATGAGGTCTAGTTAGATCAGCCTGGCGATAGTCCCCGCAGAAGATGATACGAGAGTTATTGCCAATACGTGTCATAACCGTATCGATCTCTTGAAAGTTCATATTGTTGCACTCGTCAACTATGATAATACTATCGTTAAATGTAGTGCCACGTAAGAACGATGTAGTGGTAAACTCTACAAGTCCCTTTAACTTCAATATGCGCCATCCATCACCACGACCAAATAGATCGTCACAGATTTCTTGATAGGGTTGTTCATATACTTCCGCTTTCTGTGCTGGTGAACCAGGCAAGAAGCCCATGTCTCTTGAAGGGACAACGGAGCGGATGATAACAACCTTTTTATATGTCTCTTCTAATAATACCTCATTTAGTGCTAGGTATGAGGATAGAAAAGTTTTACCGGTACCGGCATAACCATGAAGCATTAGATTAGCGCCAGAATGATATGCGTCCCACACTCTCTCTTGGTTTACTGTTAGTGGCTGGATATGACGCAATTCAAAGTGGTGATGCTGTGCAAAGTTGTCATGTTGTTGCTTTGGCTGGTTATTAGCTCTTCTCTGCTTTCTTGACATATAGTTACCTTTATTGTTATTGTTCTTCACTTCGTCATTACAAACAGAAGAAGCCGCATCCTTTTTACGGGAGCGGCCTCTAAACTTTGGATTAAAGGGATTGTTGGACAGGATTTAAATCTCCTTGGGGATATCCCAACGCTTGTTAGCAACTGCGGTAGCGCCGGGCATTTTCTCTTTCACCCTACCTAATACATATTTTTGAAAGTCTGATGGAGGCTTGGTTACGCCGATATTGACTGGATCTACCATCGTGAAATTGCGTAACACCTGCTCTAGATGTGGATTGTTCTTTGTGTATTCATCGTGTTCGGCCATAGTCATTGAGTTGGTGTGTTCCTCACCAGTCTCTTTATTCTTCCATGTATAATTAGGCATCACGTTTTCCTTTGGGATCATATGTTCTGTTATTTAGTAAACCACCGTTCATTTGAGCGCCCATAAAATGCGGTGCCGACAATAATTTTTCGTAATGTGGATGCTGTTCAATGTAGTTATCTAGTTCACTGATTGGTAAAAAAACGTCAAACTCTTCACCAGTATTCTTGTCTCGAAATGAATATGTTGGCATTAGATCGCCTCCCTCACTAGCCATTCGGGCGGCTGACGGTTCTTCCACTTGTGAAGATGTGCCTTGCCAACCTTGTAATAGTTCCGATAGTTGATGATCGGATCTTCTGATATGATATATTTAGGATCCATACAACTCGGCGGTGTTGTAAGATTTGCCCGTCTCATATTATTAGGCTGCATAGACAAGTCTGACAATAGACCAGACTGATCAATCTTATGTGTCTTGCCATAACGATATGTGTATTCGGAACAATACTCAATAAGAAGATCGTGAAGCCAACGATAGTTGCCAGATGTTTCTCTGGACCACACAGCGCAAGGATGATTGATATGTGTGGCAGAATAGATTTTGTCTTCACGCCAGTCATCAAGACGCCAACGCTTTACATTGCGACCACTGGCAGTCTTGTCAGTATATTCAACGCCGTCAAGCAAACGATGTGCGGTGGACAAAAGTTGAGCACTCTCGAGGATCATCTTGACACAATGAGAATTGACAGACCAGACCGCACATTCATGAGGACGAGTAGATAGATAAAACACGTTCATTAGATCACCGCATATAAACATTTGAATTTAGGATGTGGACCAATCCAGTCCATTCGATGGCCAGTTATGTTACGCCTCACTTTCTTTCTATACCAAGCAAGAGCCGCATTCATGCCCATTTGTGTAATAAGTATACCACTACCAGTAGCACGAATAGCATCGGGGTCCACCAACTGCCATTGTAGTTGAGGATCAAGTTTATCCCAGTTGTTAGCAACTGCCAAAGATAGTTTATCATATTCACCATCATCTATAACGTTAGTATCACAACGATAATACAAGTAGGCTGACATGATCAACAATCTTGCTGCGTGATTAGCATTCATATGGTTCGAGGATTTCTTTACCGACATCTGGACCCCAATCTATTTCTGTTTCTCGCTGATAGATGAACTCCAACTTTTTCTCGGTTGGCCATTCACTTAGATAAGCATTGTCACGATCAAACATTTCTAGATATTCTTTTTCGGTTACTACACGGTGCGAAAAGATATCCTCAGCGATATGGCTCTGTGTTACCTCAGATATTT